TCAAGAAGTCGCCAAGCAAATCGCGGAGTTCCTCCATGCTTTGTTCCCAGTGAGCTACAACGCTCTCTGCAACTAAACCCTCCCCTTAAAATCACAAAGAGGTGCTGATGACCTTTCGGTCAAACCGTAACCCTATGTTCCGCTCAAAGTTCAGCGAGGACATCTTCAATCATAAATACTCACACCAAGACTGCACCACATGGGCAGACCTAGCTAAAGTCCTAGTAGAAGACGTATGCCGGTCAGATATGACAGTCAGCGAAAAGGAGCAGCTGATTAAGTTCATTGAGGACCTTAAGTTTGTCCCCGGTGGTCGGTACATCTACTACGCTGGTAGACGCAACAAATTCTTCAATAACTGCTATCTACTTCGCGCTGAGGAAGACACTCGAGAAGACTGGGCAGACCTAGCTTGGAAAGCTACCAGCTGCCTGATGACAGGCGGCGGTATCGGGATTGATTACTCTGTGTATCGCCAATCAGGTTCCAAGCTAAGTGGAACTGGGGGAGACTCCTCAGGCCCTGTACCTGCAATGAAGCTCATTAACGAGATTGGGCGCAATGTTATGCAAGGCGGCTCCCGTCGCTCTGCAATTTACGCTTCACTGAACTGGAAGCATGGTGATATCGACGAGTTCTTGAACGCTAAGAACTGGAGTAACATGCCAGTGGGTGACACTGGCGCTTCCCTCTCAGATATCAAAGAGAATGACTTCAACTTCTCTGCTCCGTTAGACATGACGAACATCTCAGTTAACTACGACACTGAGTGGCTACAGGAACTCTGGGAGACCGGAGACCACGGTGATGTCTTCAAGGCAAATGTACGCCAAGCACTCATGACAGGTGAGCCGGGGTTCTCATTCAACTTCTTTGATAAGGAGAACGAGACCCTTCGTAACGCATGTACGGAGGTCACCAGCGAAGATGACTCAGACGTATGCAACCTTGGAAGCCTTAATCTTGGACGAATTGAGAACCTCCAAGAACTTAAAGAAGTCACTGACCTCGCTACAAAGTTCCTACTGTGCGGAACGCTACGAGCAGACCTTCCTTATGACAAGGTGCACCGAGTCCGTCAAAAGAACCGACGTTTGGGCTTAGGTCTCATGGGTATCCATGAGTGGCTAATCCAGAGAGGATACAAGTATGAAGTCACCCCAGAGTTACACCAATGGCTCTCAGTATACCGAGGAGTTAGCGACGATACTTCTCGACGTTACGCAGATTACCTCTCAGTTAGCCGCCCTGTGGCTAATCGCGCCATCGCGCCAACGGGCAGTATTGGCATCCTTGCTGGGACAACAACAGGTATTGAGCCTGTCTTTGCAGTCGCTTATCGACGACGCTACCTAAAGTCAGGGAGCAAATGGCACTACCAGTACGTAGTGGACAGCGCCGCTCAGGACCTCATTGATCACTACGGGGTAAACCCGGAGAACATTGAGTCTGCTATTGACCTAGCAGGTGACCCTGAGAGACGCATCAAGTTCCAAGCTGACGTTCAAGACTACGTGGATATGTCTATCTCATCCACGATTAACCTCCCTCAGTGGGGATCAAAGGAAAACAATGAAGATACTGTTGAAGGCTTTGGAGATATCCTCAGCCGCTATGCTCATCGTCTCCGTGGCTTTACTTGCTACCCCGATGGTAGTCGTGGTGGTCAGCCTCTGGTTAGTGTCCCTTACAGTGACGCTGTTGATAAACTTGGCGAAGAGTTTGAGGAACACGTGGCTACGCATGATATCTGCGATATTACCGGACACGGTGGATCGTGCGGCGTCTAAATAGTTGAATCTTAAGGTTAAACAGGGGGTTCATAACCCCTTGTTTTCCTTAGGTTCTTTATTTTCCCCTCATACTGGATGAACCCAATGAAAAAAAGACAATATAAGTCCCATAAGTTACCTATAGTTACACTTGAGTTACTTGAGTACCTAGAGACCATATTCCCAGATCAATGCCCAGATAAGGGTTCCTCCGTAGAAGACATCTACGTGAAGATTGGGAATGTACAAGTAATCAGGAAACTAAGGTCATTACACGAAGAACACACAAAGAACCCCTTAGGATAACCTCATGTGCACAAGTTCTAAAGCTCCCCCGGCCCCTCAGCCTGCCCCTGAGCCACCGGCTCCCCCGGCAGTGTTAGAGCAAGAGGCCCCAAAGACAATTCAGAAAGCTAACGAAGATGTCACCGCCAAGAAGAAGGGTACTAAAAAGTATCGCACTTCAGCTTTGACCATCAACAGTGATTCTCCCACCACTGGTGTGACGATCCCTACCTAACCATAAGGAAATTCTCTAAATGATGAGCAAGGGTACGTGTAAGTCACGATATGAAAAACTTGCTACAGACAGAGAGATTTACCTCAATCGCGCTCGAGAATGCGCCCGTCTTACCATCCATGCTTTAATGCCTGAGAATGGTCACACGGGTGCCTCGCGCTTGTACACTCCCTACCAGAGCATAGGCGCTCGAGGTGTAAACAACCTCTCTGCTAAACTTATGCTCTCGTTGTTCCCGCCGAACACTCCCTTCTTTCGCTACTCTATTGATGACTACACCTTAGAGGAATTAGCTCAAGACCCTACAGCACGGGCTAAAGTTGAAGAAGCGTTGAACACCAGGGAACGGGCAGTACAAACTGAGATTGAGTCTTCTAGTCTGCGGCCAAAACTAAACGAGACTTTCAAGCAGCTGATCGTCTGCGGCAACGCTCTGGTTACATTCCCCAAAGATGATGGAATGCGTCTGTTCACTATGGACAAATACGTCATCAAGCGCGGTCCGTCTGGCAATGTACTTGAGGTTATCATTAAGGAAGAAATCCATAAGGATGCCCTTCCAGAAGAAATCCTGGAGATTCTACCTAAGAACTCCGATGAAGACGCACTTCCATCAGAGTCCGGTAAAGGCGGCGAGAACGTCTTTGAGTTATTCACCAAGTATTACCGAGACGGTAAGAAGTTTCGTGGATACCAAGAGATCAATGGGATGATTGTCCCTAAATCTGAAGGTGCTTGGGATGTTAAACGCGCTCCCTTCTTGGCACTTACTTGGTCTCTCATTGACGGTGAGGATTGGGCTAGGTCCTACGTAGAGGAATACAAAGGCGACCTAGTGACTGCTGAGGGTCTCTCTCGCGCAGTCGTTGAGGGTGCAGCTGCTTCCTCTAAAGTCCTGTTCTTAGTGAACCCTAATGGTGTCACTGATGAGAAAGACTTGGCTGAATCTGAGAACCTTGATGTTATCACTGGCATGGAACAGGACGTTTCTGTTCTCCAGACACTGAAGGGTTCTGACATGCAGGTCGCACAGAGTGTCCTCCAAGAGACCATCCAGCGGCTCTCATTCGCCTTCCTGTTAAACAGTGCTATCCAGCGTCAGGCTGAACGTGTCACCGCTGAGGAAATCAGACGGATGGCTCAGGAGCTTGAGGATGCACTAGGTGGTAACTTTGCGAACTTCTCACAGGAACTCCAGCTACCTCTCGTGCAACGCACTGAGGACCGCATGGAGAAAGAGAAGCGGCTACCTAAGTTACCTAAAGGTGTTGTCGAACCTCAGATTACCACAGGGCTTGAGGCTCTTGGTCGAGGTCACGATCTAACTAAGATACAAGTGTTCATCAAAGAGGTCATTATGCCTCTCGGTGAGCAAGGCATCAGTCGGTTGAACATTGATGACCTCATCAAACGTGGTGGGACATCTCTGGGCATCGACATGGATGGTCTTGTGAAATCAGCTGAGCAGATCGCTCAGGAGCAACAAGCGGCACAACAAGAAGCCCAGAATGCACAGATGATGGACATGGTTAAGCAAGCAGTAGGCCCAGCAGCTAAAGGCGCTGTGGATGCTGCAACCAAAGGAGCAGAATAAACGTGGTTGAACGTGTAGAAATCAATACAGCAGAGGAAACCTCCGGGCCTACCCTTGAGGAATCCGCTCAGGAACTAGGAATTCTCGATGAGAACGGAAATGAGGTAGATGCGTCTGCACCTACCGAAGAGGAGGCCCCGGTTGCCGCTGAGCGACCTGAGCATATCCCTGAGAAGTTCTGGGACGCTGAGAAGGGCGAGGTGAATGTTGAAGCCCTCGCTAAAAGCTACAGTGAACTAGAGAAAGCCAAGTCCTCTGGTAAAGAGGAAGAAGTTGAGACTGAGGGTGAAACCGCTGAGGAAGTGGTGAACAACGCAGGCTTGAACTTTGATGCACTCTCGAGCGAGTTCGCTGAGAAGGGTAGCCTCTCAGAGGCATCCTATAAGTCCCTTGAGGATGCTGGCATTCCTAAATCACTTGTTGATCAGTACATCAAAGGTCAGCAGGCGGTTAGCGCCCAGATCACTAACTCAGTGTACGCTGAGGTAGGCGGTCAGGAAACCTATGAAGAGATGGTTCAATGGGCAGCTGACACCTTCGAGGAAGGCGAGATCGACACGTTCAACTCAGCAGTTACCTCTGGTGATCGCAATCAGATGCTCTTGGCAGTTAAGGGTCTTAAAGCCCGGTACGCAGCTGAGGCAGATGTTGAGCCTGAAACTCAGATCACTGGTAACTCGGCGGCAACTTCAGGTGCTGCTTATGAATCCATGTCGCAGCTACTGGCTGACATGAACGATCCTAAGTATCACAATGACCCAGCGTTCCGCTCCAAGGTCGAACAGAAGTTGGCACGTTCCGACATCATGTAAGCCAAGGAGAGTCTCTCATGGCTCGTGACTACAAAGAAGAATACAGGCGTTACCACTCCAAACCTGAGCAACGTAAGCGAAACGATGCGCGTAAAGCAGCCCGTCGCAAGATGGTGAAAAAGCATGGTGAGGCCGCTCTAAAAAATAAAGATGTGGATCATGCTGATAGAAACCCCACGAATAATGCGCTTAGCAATCTTCGGATTCAATCGCCCTCTAAGAACAGAGGCCGTAACAAGTAATCGAGGGTCTAGTTATTCGAGAGGGAGGTGATCAACTATCTCCCGTGTGTCTCTGACGGGTTAACCCAGAGATTTGCCCCCTCCCACCTGAGTATTACCGGGAGGGGGCTTTATTGGGATTCCTTCTTAGGAACCCAATGGGGTAGCTCCCCATCCTAAGCTGGTATCACT